GAAATACACGCTCTATTACATAACAGGAAAGCCGATCGCTTGCCGAAGAGAGATCAACGGTAGCGCATTCGCGCGTCAAGGATGAACGCAGGGCCAGAGTCCCAGAGGAATTCTGAGAAGTAAAGTCGATAAAATTTCGACCAAACAAACCAGAAATACGATCCTCTAGGAATCGCCGAATCAACTGTTGGCACCATTGGTGCTCAGTCGGTTCGGCAGCGATCAACCTAGGGCTCTTAGCTGTTTTAGGAACAGCAATGAGCTTGCTAGGAAACTCGTGGCTTGAGGGGCATTCTCGGGAATCTGTGATAATTTTACCACAGTGGCTCCAGGGAAACACCGCGTTCAATTTAGCAGGCCAATGGACAAAGTTATATTTATGCACTTTGCCACTACGCTCTGCAACTGCACCAGGTCCATGTCTGAACCCTATCCCTTGTCCACTTTCGTGGAGTGAATTCGAAAACCAGATTGGATCAAATTCACCAAGGGATTGAGCGACGATATCAGCATTCTGCTGAAATCGCTGTAAGAGGCTCCAGTCGTTGGCGAGGTTCTCTGTGTCGATGGGCAAGTTGTCCCTCGAAACAGATTCACCAAACCAGCTATAACTACGCAAAAGATCACCGCAATGGAGATCAAAAGCAGAGTCATCTGGATCCAAGACATCACAGTTCCATCGTAACGATGGTTCTGGGAGTTCTTTCTCGACATTGTAATACTCCCCCAACGACTTTTCGAATCGCTGGAGAGAGCAACCAACCTCAATACGTTTCCCTAAACAGCAAAGCTGTCTAAGGAACATAATGGAGTTGACGTCGGGATCTACACGCAGACATGCGTCATGAGTGAACACTCTCAACCAAAGTCCCCGGAAAAGTCTGGGCACTTTGATCTTCTTGGACACTGTTTTTGAAACAGGACCATTAAGAACTAGGAGACCATGCTCTAATGCGTTTGTTAACGCAGAATCGAGCGATGGAAGGTCAAGGGTAAAGAACCCAAGACCACGTGTTCGCACAAGATGGGAGAGCCGCTCTTTATCTTTAGCAACTCCCCCGTACGCGGGGTATGCCTGTTGGACATCTTTAAGTAGTCCAACAGCGATGTCGAGAAGAATATTTGCTAAGCTTTTCATAATCAGAGTCCTTTCGGATCGAGATTAATCTTAGCCGCAAATACACTGCGTATAAACACATCACTGTGTTTACTGGGGTCTTACGACTCCCAGTTGAGCAGCTTCAGGAAGTTAGCTTCCGTTTGGAAAGCCGACGCACCTGCAGCAAACTTGCTCGAATCCACTGTGGAATCGG